TTTTTTCTTTAGATGATGTCTTTTCTTTAGATGATGTCTTTTCTTTAGATGATGTCTTTTCTATTATTGTTGATTCTTCGCCCAACTCTGTTGCAATACATTTAGAATTTATTTTATTAGCAGTACTTGACTTTTTAAAACAACAAGGAATACATGATTTCTCACCTACAGCCGGCGTTTGATACGCATACTTACCATTTTTATCAAAATGATTTTTTTTATGCTCAAATGATAATATAGAACCATAATTACCGCTACTATCTTTACAAAATTCACTTGTTATTTTTTCACCATCTGTATTTACTTCCGATACATTTAAACTAATATTTTCATCAACACACCAGTATCTAGGACATATATAATGTAATTGTTGATTATCTTGTGTATTATATGTTAATGCTTTACCATATGATCCTGGATGATGAGAATCTATAAAAGTCTTTTCTTCATCTGTTAATATTACAGGTTGTCGTTTACCTACCGTAGGACATGTTCTACTGTATGGTGCTGTGTGGATTTTTTCACTTCTCTCAATAAGTAAAGGATCTTTATTTCTTATTCTGGCTTGTAGATAATCCCTCAATGTTTCCTTTGTTGCTCCTCCTAAAAAATCAGAACTATCTGTTCCTTTACTGCTACCGTCAAAATCTAAATCTAATTCTTCATCGCTAGATTCATCATGATTTGATTCTTCTTCTATTTCTTCATTGTCTTCTGTTAATGCGGATTCTTGTTTTGATTCTTGTTTTGATTCTTGTTTTGATTCTTGTTTTGATTCTTCATTGTCTTCTGTTAATGCTGATTCTTGTTTTGATTCTTCTACTGGTTCTTCTGTTAATGAGGATTCTTCTATTGATTCTTGTTTTGATTCTTGTTTTGATTCTTCTTCTATTTCTTCATTGTCTTCTGTTAATGCTGATTCTTGTTTTGATTCTTGTTTTGATTCTTGTTTTGATTCTTGTTTTGATTCTTCTTCTATTGATTCTACATCTGATTCTGGTTTTGGTTCTTCTATTGGTTCTACATCGGATTCTACATCTGATTCTTCTATTGGTTCTACATCTGATTCTTCTATTGGTTCTACATCGGATTCTTCTATTGGTTCTTGTATTGGTTCTACCTCAGATTCTTGTTTTGATGGAATTTTTGTTTTCATTTTACTTAAAATATCTTTCATAGTAACGACTTTATTTTCTTTAGGTTGGTCATCTCCGTCCTCATCGTCCTCATCTGATTGATCATGTGTATCAAATTCTGATTTTAATCTATTGGCATATTTATCTTCTACTATATACATATTTTTCCAATTAATTTCACCCAATTCTCCAAAATTTTTATAAAAGTCAATAGGGTTTTCCAATATATCAAACAGCCCATTTAAAAATGATGTAGATATTTCAATATCATATATATTTTGAATATTACTGATAGAAACATTATAAGTTTTTGTTCTTGAACTTTGCCGTTCTAATAATATATTAGGATATCCAAATATATTTGATGTAGAATATACATAATCAAAGTTCATATTTGAAATACTTTTAATATTATTTGATTTAAATATGAATTCAACTAGTTTTACTATTTTTTTAAAATTAAATTCTACAGCTCTAACGTCTTTAAATGTGTATGTATAATTACACTGTATTTGTTTTATAATTATATTTTCATCATATAAACTATTTATTTTAAATTTATTGATAGGAAGATCTAACACAATTCTATTGATTGAATTAAAAAAAATATTAATAGATTCTTTACATATAAGTTCAATTGTATCAATATTAAAATTATAATTTAATATATCTAATATTTTTAATGGTTGAAAATGTAGAAAATAATTACCATTTTCTAATAAATTAATAACAACATATACAGGTTTATTGCGATATTCGTGTATTATCAAACACGATAATGATTTTTGTTTTAAATCATATAAATTATTATATAATTTATTAAGAACATGTAAGCTGATATCTGGTAGTATGTCCATATTGGTATTCTTATATTTTCCATATAATCTATACTGATTTATACTTTTAGTTCCAATATTTAATTTTAATATTGGAACTTTATTAGTTGTTTGTAACTTGCGAAATAAAATTTCTATAGGTAAAAAAATATCATTTCTTTGATTTTTAATAAATGTTAATGATTTTATTTTATTAAATATTTGTATTTTTTTACTAGATTTATGGTTAAGATAATTATTAAAATAATTAATAATATTCCAAGATAGTTTTACTGTATCGTTAAAATGTTTTGAATTATTTTCTATTAATTCTGATTTTCGCGACTGATATTGTTCTTTACTATTTATACCCAACTCATATAATCTTGGAAAATAATTAAATATCATATTTGTAGTATCAGCTATATCATCACATGTTGAAAAATAAATACTATTATTATGAATATTATAGCTAGATACCTTTTTACTATTATCTGTATAAATTGAAAATTTATTTGTATTTGTATTTTTATAAGGATTATTATAATAGTTTATAAAATTATCATCGTCAATATATATACCAATTGATATATATCTTAAAGCATCACAGCAAAAATTAATAGTATCTGGCGATAATTCTTTTAATTTTGACAATCCAAACATATAAAATGAAAAAATAGGAATATTACTATAAATAAATGAATTTTTTAAAAGTTTTTCTTGTACTGTATATATAGTATCATGGCTATAAATATTTTCATCTATCGTGTATATGACTGTAGATGTTTTAATGTAACTTAATTCTATTTTATTAAATTTTGATTTATCTGGTATAGATGCTACTTGTTCATTTTTATATTTTTTATTAAATATGTATAATTCAGATGCTTCATTTTCTGAAATCATATGAAATATTTTAAATATTGTATCAGACATATAATATATAGCTACTATTTTTAAAATATAATTTAATTTATTATATTTTAAATTTCATGTGGTGGTTTTAAAAAGAAATATTGATCACTAAATTTTGTAAATATAGATGTTATTTTTTTATTATTTTCAACATTCGTTTTTGTAGCATTATTCAAACATAAAAACATTGGATTTTTAATATATAAATCATCTAAAATATTAAAATATAATATCCAATAAATATTATAATATGCAATATCAGTTGGTTCATAATTTTTAAAAACAGTTTTATTATTATCGTGCATGTAATAAATAATAGGCCAATGTTGCTGTTGGCATGGACATTGTAAATTATTTTTTAAACATATACCACATCCTAATGTTTCTCTACTATGAATTGATCTTACAAACGATATATAATCTTTATATTCGTTATGATAACTAATTATTTGAGATTTAATTAAGTTGATAGGTATATGATGATACCAACCTCCGAATTTTGGAAATTTAATGTTTAAATTATTAGTATCCCCTATGACATTAAAATCATTGTATTTAGTTTTAAAATGTGGAATAATTGCTTTACCGCCATATGTAAAAAAATTACTAAATTCTAATGGTTTACAAATAAAAAAATCATCGTTTAAATAAATGAAATGTTCAGATAAATTGCGAATATAGGGTAAAAATGTTTCTATTGCATTTGAATTTGTGTATTTAACATTTGTATTATAAACATCGGCGTGGTCAATAATAGTAATATAATTAGTTTTTTTCATCCAAGAAGGGTATGTCGCTGGCGGATTCATTAATATATAAATATGATTAACCCATGGTAAAAACATTTTAATTGAGCGAATGCTATATTTCAATTCATTATGGTCTGTAAACCGAATATTTGTAGATTCGTAATTCTCTCCTGACCATGTATATACAACATCAATCGGAAATGGTGGAGATTTTATTGTTTTTATTTCTTCTCTCCATTTATATTTTGTATTTTGTTTTATATTATCAACTATACTACTATAGCTATAGTTAACATATAGAATTATAAATACCATGAACAGAATTAATATTATAATCTGATATTTCATATAATACATTAATATTATATAAAATTATTTAATATCGTAATAAGGATTATCACTAATAACTGTACCGCAATAATCTTTTGGATTGTTTTTGTAGTCTACTGGATTATAAATACCTGCTTGTTTTGCATTTGTTAATAAAAATTTCATATTTTGCCAAAATTCTGGTTTATGTCCAACAGACGCAGTCATACAATGAGCTAATTCATGAATAGCTACAAATGTTAATGTACTAATATCTATCAATTTATTGCCATTTTTTTTTGTATTTAAACAAAATGCTATTTTTTCTCCTTTATTTTCACTATATGCTGTTAATTCACTAGTAGGTAATGTTTCTGATATTTTTTTAGGATTAAAGTTGGTTACTAATCGTTTTACATCTTCATTATTTGGATGTTTATTTGCAACATAGTTGACTAATTTTTGCATTTTTTCTGTAACTTTTGCTAAAAGATCTGCGGCTAATTCTAATTTACTTCTCTCTCTAACACAATATTTCTCTCCATCAACATCCGATATAATACATTTTAAACCGAATGCATCTGATTCGTTATATATTTTTAAACAAATAATTAGTATAAAAAAAATAAATATATATCCAAAGATATCCAATTGCATATATATTGATTAGAAATTAATTTACATTGATGAATTAGCACTTCCACAGGTTGCTGGCGCTTCTCCAAGTTCAAATGGAACTCTCCACTTATCTGGTCCGATGGTTGAATTTAAAAATGGTCCTACATTTTGTACAGGAATTGGAGGATCAGATCTAAGTGTTTGATTTGCATTACGTAATGAACTACTTACTGTATTCACTCCAATATGATGACCCGATTTTAACATGTTAACATCGCCTGTATCTCCTGTTCCACTAGGATTTAATTTTGCCCAATTATTTGAACTATCTTGGGGTAATAATTCATCGGGATTATTAATATTTTCGCGTGCAATGTTGGTGTCAGTTGCGGGAAGGCCGGTACTATTTCCAGTACTAATACCACTTACAGATGCATAATCTTCATTTGATCCCAAAGGTCCTGCTGCTTTAATTCCTACATTGGGCATAGAGTGGGGCGAGTTACTTACTGATTTAGAATTTCCGGCTACACCAGTGTTGCCTTCAAAATTTCTAGCTTTATTATTAGAATATAATCCAATACTTACAATTGCAAATATGAAAATTGCTATTAGAAACATAACATTAGGTTTGCAAAAATCCGAAATTTTCGTATATTTTACCATTTATATACAATAAGGGATAAAATATTTTCAGTAAAATCCTAAATAACATTTAATTATCTTAATTCAATAAAATCTAATTTTGGAGAAGTATCTTCTTCATTTTCACTTTCTTCATCGCTACTTTGAAATTCACTTTCGCTAAAATCATTTTCACTATCTAAATCATCAATTTGATAATTTTGCTTAATATGTTTTAATTCCATATAGGCTTTAATTGCATGTAACCTTGCATTTTTAGCCTTTTCTTTTGCGGTTTTATATAATTCATTATATACGTCATCTGGTTTTTTAATAGTAAAACTATCTGATATATTTAATATATCAGGATTATATTCTTCTAAACTATTATTATCTTTAACCATTTTTTCTGTTTCGCCTAGATGTTCTGTTACAACTAGAGG